ACCTTCTTGCAAGAAATATACCAAAGAATCGGATGTTACATTTAAAACATCAGTTGCTCTTGTGTATGTTTGAAATGCGGTATTGGTAGAAGATTCTTGAACAGTCACAGCCAAGGTTGATGTGTCAACATTTTCCTGTGGAATCTTAAAGATGTAAGATGGATTCTGTGTTGAATCTACAGTATAGGACATACCTGATGGTGTGCCTTGTTTGATAATCACATTAGAGAATGTGGCAGTATTGTTTACCACATTAACTGTTTTTGATTCACTCGTTACGAATGTATAGTTGATTCCGTCAATCGCTTCCGATAGGAATGAAGTATATTTTGGTAAAGTTAGTGACGCATCGTTGACTTGATTGACTGTCAAGGTGATTGTGGCTTGAGGTGCAGTTGCTGATCTTGGTGTGTAGTTCAACATTTTCGCCAACGAAACTACTGAATCTCTTTGTATTGCGGAGTCCAAGAACATCTCATTTGCTACCATGTTCAAGTAGTATGCATTATATTGTGTATTATATGCCAAAAGATCCAACAAAACTGAAAGTGCTGAACCTTCATAGTTGTAATCTTTCAAAACATCTTGTGACTTTAAAAATGTCTTTAAATTATTTTTAATTGTTTCAAAGTCAAGGTCTGTTATCTGAACATTTGTATTTGCACCAGCCATTTTATCTGTTTCTCTCTAAAAGGAGTGTTACTGTTGTAGGTAATGTTGCATTTTCTAAGAAGAATGTCAAAGTTGCTTCGTATGCGTTCTCATCCGGACTAGGAACAACTTGAACATCTTGCAAAATCACTCTAGTTTCATAGTTTTTAACTGTATTTCTTATTTCAGACTCAATGGATGATGCAGTTAATGCTGAAACTGGTTCAAAAAGCATCAACTCCATGTTGGAACCTAGATTAGGATTGAAAGGTCTATCATAATGTTTGGTCTGTAATAGGTTTCTCAACGAACGAATGACCGCTTGAGAATCATAACTAAGTGCAACATCATTCGTCACCGGCTTACGGGTGAACGTGAAGTCTATGTCCGAATAAAGTTTAGTTATATTTGCCATCTTTTATTTATCGTAGGAGTAAAACGCTTTTTAGGAACCTTGAGCTGCCTCCGAAAAATTCAGGGGCCGGAACGAAAAATTTCGAATTTTAGGAATTAAGTCTGGATTTAAGTTTGTCACTACCAATGTAATTCATAATTAAATCATTTTCAGTTTGTCCCATGTTATTGAACTGACTGACTTGATTATAACGGCTCATAACGGTTGTTGTATTGGTAAAAAAGTCAATGTCCTGTTGTCTGCGGTTCCACAATTCACTATCCATTGCAGAAAACGCAGCATACGCATTTTGTGCGTTAGCCAAAGAAATACTGGTATAGGTATTTCCGTTGGCTGTGTATATTGTATTGGCCAACAGATTTGCCCAATATATGAAAACATTTGCATTTGCATTGACACTATTTGCAGCCAAAATACTGCCAAAACTACCCAACAACACAGAATTGTTCTGAATACCATCTGTTTTATTGGTAATATAGGTAATCATTTTACCATATCCAATGGATGTTTGATAATGCGGTAGTTGAACTTCCGTGTCCATATCAATTACATTTGACATTCTATTGGTATGATACATGAACATATTTGCAGTATTTACAGATATGTTATTGGCCAGAGCGATTGTATTGGTTACAAGTGTTGTAATATTTGCAGTATTTCCACCCATAAAATTGGTGGTAATAGAAACGATATTATTTGCACCGTTCCATACAATTTGTGTTCCTGATGCAGCAGGATTTGAGAAATAACTGCCTGTATTGTTGGTTGCAATGTCATCCTGCTGCCATGTTTGTACCATGTTCGGCATCAAATTCATCTGATACTGAACATTTGCAGAAAATGGTTGAACCGCTGCGTTTAGTGTTGGGTCATTTGAAGGAAAATTCAATAATGCGTATATACTGTTGCCACTCATAATATATCCTTAGATGTAAGTTTCTTTTTGTAAAGGTGGACTTGTTGGACCGCCTTTGGCCAAGTGTGTGTGACCTATTCTCAATAATGTATTTACAACATCAAAAGCCAAAACACTTGAAGAAATACCAAAATTACCCAAAGGTGCATTTACACTTGTGAAAGAATTGATTGGACCAACGCAATTAATTTGTGTTGGCACCGCAATTGGAACACCAACCGAAACACCGCCAGTTAAAGTCACAAAACCAAGAGAACCAGCGGAAATACCTGTTCCTGCATCAATTCTTGTTTCAGATGTGATTTTTTGACCTTTAATTTCACTGGAAACAGACAAATCGCCGTTTACTTTGACATAATCTGGTACATTAATCGTTAATTTACCTAGTTGTGATGCACCGGCGTTGATTTCCATGTTTCCGAACGATGCAACAGAATGGCGTCCTTCAACCGTTTGTGTAAAGTTGCCTTTAATATATTGTTCTACACTTCCATCAACCTGTTCAACCTTGTTTCCTGTGATGTGCATATTTACATCACCATAGACTGTGATGTTTACTTTTTTTGCATTTAAACCATCATCCACACCAATTGCAATGTTATGGTCACCCAGGATGATTGTATAACCATCACCTAAAATCTTGGTAACTTGATCACCATTTGGATGCATTTCAACGAAAGTGCCTTTGCCGTGTTGTAAACGAATACGCTCACGGGTTGGTGTGTCATCCATTTCAAATGAATGACCGCCTTTAGTTTGTGTTACATTATTGTATGGGTAAACTGGCTGATAATCTGTATTCGCAGCCGATTCAGGTTCAACCCATGTAGTTACAAAATCTGGTTTGTTCGTTGCCATTTATTTCTCAAGGTGATTGCATTTGTGACATTTGTGCGCCTTGTGTGTTGGCAGTCACTTCATTTTGTGTTGGTAATGTCATTTCAATATCTAAAGCCAAAGAATCAGTATTTACTTCGACCGGTGAATTAATTGCATCAATTACACCATTAGGTAGGTTTGCATTATTTGTATTGAAACCATCTTGTGCAGCAGATACTGTTGCTTGTGCTGCAGCAGTAAATTGATTTGTGATTGCTTGTATTTGAGATGTTGTTGCGTTTGTTATTTGTCCTGGCAAAGATTGTATATTATTTGCAATTGCTTTGATTGAATTTGTAAAACTATTCAAACAAGTCAAAATCAAATTTTTAAATCTTTCTGGCAAACTGGTAATCCAATTGATTAATTGTTGTATTTGTTGTGCAAAGAAAATCCATTCAAAAACTTCTTCAACTTTTTCCGCAACAAACTCAATTGCCTCGTTCACTTTTCTTAAAATATCTTTACCTAAAGAAAAATAATATGATATTTGACCTGATGGATCCAAACCCATGATGTTTACGATGGCTTCAATGGCTTTTCTAAAATTCTGTGCCGCATCTTTAACCAATCCTCTCAGACGATTGGTTGCCTTCATTTGTGCATTTCTTAATGCATTTTGTATTGCAGTAACTGGATTGGTCAAACCTGTGAATAAATCAATGTTCACATTAAAGATAAATTTAAAATCACAAGCGTGTGCTAAATTTCCATTTAAAACTTGAATGGCTGACCCGTTTAGATTGCCTCTGGCCAACGATGGTGTGTTTTGAACACCAGGCGTTCCCATCAGTTTTGCAAATGGTGAATTTGGCGGAAATTTTTCAACAACCTTGAAATTGTATATTTCGTATTTGCCTGTATTACTGTAATAATCTTCTGGTAAATTTTCCATTTTATCCCGCTTTATCTTCTTCGGTAGGATTAAAACCTGGTAAAACACCCATCATGACTGGAAACTGTCCTGCTTGGCCATCAAAGAAGAAACCAACAACCCAATCTCCCAACTCAGGGACACCAAAGGACTTGGTTCCGGTGTTGCATGGATATAGTGGTGTTGCCCAAGGCAGGTCTTGTGTTGGAATTCTCATTTTAGAATCTTCACCACCATCTTCATGGTGACCAAATATGCGAACTTGGCATCTACCAAGTGCAAGAGGATCCATTCGGTTTTCTATGACACCGACCCACCAAAAAAATCCATCTTTGCCTAAAAAATTCTTAAAACTCATTCTGATAATGCTTTCTGGAATTCAGGAGAACTTGCAGACACAGATTGATAAGATTCTGCTGGTTTTTCTTTTGCAATTTCTAAAATTGTTTGGAAAGCACCTTGTGATTGCATGATATGTCTTACCGCTGTGACCAAATATTTTCCTGAATAATAACGATCAAGTGTTTTTTCTGTTCCTTCATTCGGACTCAACGACATTAAATTGAAATTAATTGTCATTCCGGCTGTTATAGAAGAATCGCCGGGAATTCTTATCTTAACTTTGGTATATGTTGCGAGAGAAAGTTGTGCCGTTCTATTAGGAACAAATTTCTCAATATATATATCGTTCGCCAAAGTGCCTACGCCTTGTTGTGTGTAAGGTTTTAACTTCTGGCCAGAGTTACCAACTGCCATCTTCAATGTACCTGTGTAG